TACCACAAGCGAGTATGAGACCGCTGCGGAGCGGTACTGGGCGGCAGAATGATGAACCCTGACGAATACTTCAAAGACTGGGCGTGGCGCAGGGACACAGGCGACCTGTGCCCGGAGTGCTATGAGGAGTATAAGCAAGTGATCGGACGGTTTAATGGGGGAAAGAGAGGGCAAAGAAAATGACGAGATGTTCTATATGGCGTTGCAAACAGTGTGGCGTGGTTATTTACAACGCCAAAGATGCGAAAATTCCTGACAATGCGTTTGACGAACTTTTTGGGTTTGAGACTATTTGCAACAATTTAATGGGCTTTAGCCTGCCGACAGTCAAATATACGCACAGATGCGACGCGCAGACCATCGGCCTGTGTGAGTTTATCGGTTGGAGGAAGCAAGAATGATTTACTGCACCACCGAACATTGCTCTTGCATGGGCATCAAGCAGTTCTCTGCTGGCAAGGCTATCCGATGCACGGCAGAATCCTGCAAGAACAAATCTGAGCCGTCCTGTGGCTCTTGCAAATGGTACGCAGAACCGGAGGGCGTGTGTGTAAACGACCAGTCAGAACACGTTGCAGACTTCGTGTGGGATGAACGTGGATGCAAGGAATGGGAGAGAAAAGATAATGAATAACATTGCAAACGGACTGATTGTGGTTTTGGCATCTTTTTTAGTCGGAACATTTATATGTGGAATAGCATATCTCATTGAGAAAATTTTAATATGGGATATATTTTTGAACGAAATTCCTGATGGAAATAAAAAAGTTTTTGCAGATGCAATCATCCACATCATAGTTTATTTGATTGGGTTTGCGGCATTATATGCGATGTACAAGGCAGGAGTATAAAAATGACAGCAGGAGATAAAATCAGGAAGCGCAGGATTGAACTGGAAAACGGGAATGATGAGATGATACTCGGCAACGGTGTTCTGCTGGATAGTAAAGGAAAGCTTCTCTGCCGTACTGTGGACAAGTCCTGCTCCACCTGTAAATGGCACGACAGATTCTCGTGGGTCTGTTATAACGGTCTGTCTGAGTTCCGGGCTGATTTTACAGACCCGGACGATGTGTGCAAGGAATAGGAGAAGAGAGATGAAACGTCAGCAGACCTATAAAGGGCTTATTGGCAAGGGCTGGTACGACCAAAGCGAGTTTAGCCATAGATACGCTTGCTGGGCAAACCACCGCAATAACTGGGCTATCCGAAAGGCTGACAACCGCAAGCTGGCAAAGGCGAGACTAAAGCAGATTGAACGCCAGAAAATCAGAAAGGAACTGGAAGAGTATGACAACGGGAGAGAAAATCAGGAAGCGTAGGCTTGAACTTGGCATCACGCAGAAAGATGTTGCGAGGATGATTGGAACAACCAATTCATATGTAAATGCCGTTAAAAAGCAAAAGCGTAGCGTGAAGAAAGAAACGCGGCTGGCAAAATTCGCAGAAGCCCTTCAATGTAGCGTGAACGATTTGAAGTCGGATGTGCCAAAAGGCATGGTAGACCCAACAAATGATGACTTTGGAGCGGTTTGTAACTGCGCTGTACGTTATTGCTTGGGCAGACGGTCATATATGCCTAGCCTTGTTTGCGGATACATCACACCGCTTCTGCCGAAGCTGACCGACACGACGCTTGGTTGCTTTGAACGTGACATTGCAGAGCGCAAGCGGACAGGCTTTTTTGGCGATTCTTGCGACTATGAGACGTGGGATGCGTTCTACAAGAAGGTTTGCAAGGAGATTGAAAGGAGAAAGGGCAATGCTTGATATTGTATTAAAAGCAGTTCAAATCATAGCTTGCGCTGTTATTGTAATTCTCTTGATTCCTCACAATGCGCTAGAAAAGCAAACGTCTATTTGTGACCGGTGCAAGAACCTGTATTATAAGCGTTCCGCAAGAGATAGAGAATATTACAGATACGTTTGCAAAGTGCCGTTCAAAAAGCCGTTCGACATTCCTCCCGAATATTGCGCAAATTTTGAAGAAAGGGAAAATAATGGCTAACACCCTTTGGCATCCAGCAAGCGAACAGCCACGAGAGCGGACGCAGCCTTTGTTGCTTGCAACTAAGACAACGTGGTGTGATAAAGATGGAAAAATGTTGCAAGGAATCTCGCCAACAACGTATTTTCTTGGCTGTTACGCAGACGGTCAGTTCTGGGACGATATAGGAGAGAGACTGCCAAAAGATGTGACGGTGACGCATTGGATGGCGTTCCCGATGGTATAGGAGAGTTTATGGAAAACAATATCGTTATTACGCAAGATATGATTGACTCGTTTACGGCTTCCATGCGAGAAGCGTACAGAGTATACTGAGACGATGAGGAGCGTGTGCATGGCGTGATGGATGACATTATGTGCGAAACCTTAGATAGGCTTGGCTTTACAGAAGGTGTGGAAATCTTTAACGAAGCACCGAAATGGTATGCGTAAGGAGCAGTAAGCATGACGAACAAGAAGTTTGGCATCATCATTATGGACTTGAGCCTTTTTGACTTCGGGCCGAAGCCGCCTTGTGGGTACATCAAGGCAAAACATATTCGCCCAGCGTACGGCAAAGGCGCAAGGCCTGTCAAGGCGCATAAGCGAATCACGAGAACGAGAGAGGGATTTAGAAAGTGAAAAAACTTAAATTTCCTGAGGATTTCTTTGCATACGACAACCCGGACTGCCCCGACAAGGACATTGAAAAAGCCGTAAACAAAATGAAGAACTGGATGAAGGGTGAGACCTACAAGAGCAACCCTTGGTTCTTTATGGCTGCTGGCAACTATCTGATTGTCGGTCTGATCGCTGAGGACGGGCAGAAAACAATCTACGTTGCACGGCAGTATTATGAGATAGTCAATATTCCGGGCGAAGGATGGCTGCGTGAATCTGACGCTGAGTGCCCGTTTTAATGGGGGATAGGTATGGACAAAAAACGAGACAGCTTTACATTCCAACGATATTACTTTGAAGCCATCTCCACACTCAAAAGTAAAGAGAAGTTGGAACTCTACGATGCAATCTGTGCATACGTTTTTGAAGAAAAAGACGCAACTTTGAACTCAAAAAAGGCAGAATCTTGTTTCATTTTGATTAAGCATCTGCTCGACGAAGAATGGAAAAGAAGCGATATTGCGTCAAAAGGATGGTCTACACGAAAGTCAGCTCATCCTCATGTCATAAATGAGATGAAAGTCAGCTCATCTATGAGTTCAAAGTCAGATGACAATGAGCCCATTGTATCAACTGACAGTCAGGCGAGCGTCAAGACCCTGCCGGAGAGTGCGGTCAAGAAGAAACCTGACATCTTCTCCGACTTTGCTCATGGCGATAAAGCCTTGCTGGAATCCATGCGAGAGTTCGCACAGATGCGTACAAGAATCAAAAAGCCTATGACAGACCGGGCAAAACAGATGCTCTGCAACAAGCTGGAAAAGTTTGATCGGCATGACTGGAAAGCCATACTTGACCAGAGTATCTATGCCGGGTGGCAGGACATTTACGCATTGAAACAGGATGACCAGTACGAGCAAAGTACGGAGATGGAGTTTCCTAGACTATGACAATGGACGTTCAAACGGTATTTATCGGCGCGCTGATGCTCTGCAAGCCGGTCGTTGTGGATGAAATCATACCAGACCTTGAACTTGATTTATTCAGACCTGAGCTGAGAGACGCTTTTGCGGCTGTTCAGGGCTATTGGACGGCTAGAGGTAAGATAGATATAGTCGAGATAAACACGCAGCATCCAGACGTAGCGCAGACGCTCTTGGCGTGTGTACAAGCCTGTGAATCAGAGTGTGTACGAATTGACAGGGAGCAGATGCAGCGTTGGGCACAGCTTATCAGAGAACAAGCTGCACTCACTCGTGTGCAAGCTCTGGCATTTCAGATGACCCGCGAGCTTACCGACTATTCTGATCTATCAGACATTTACCAGAAGATGGGCGAAGCAATGAGCCTGAAAGCTGAGGAAGAAGATGCGTGGACATACGAGGATGTGCTGAACGACTATGTGCTTCACATGGACGAAAAGCCTGTGTATATCAAGACAGGCCTAGAGCGTCTGGATGAAGCACTGCACATCTCACCGGGTGATTTCATCATCATCGGCGGCAGACCGTCTGCGGGCAAGACAGCCCTGTCTCTGCAAATAGCAGCAAGCATGGCAAAACAGGACTACACCGTGTACTATTTCAGCTTGGAAACCAGCAAACGCAAGCTGGGCGCTCGTCTGATGGCCAATCAAATATACTGCCCTCTGGACACGGTGAAAAATAAGGCGGTCAGCTTGAATGAGATTGACGGACAGGCAAAGAACATGAAGATGCCCTTATATATACGCTCCACTGCCGGAAAGAACGTGGCGTGGATGAAGGCGCAGGCTCTCCGTAAAAAGGCTCAGGTCATCTTCGTAGATTATCTTCAACTCATTCACGAAACAGGCGCAAAGGACAGATATGCCGCCATTACAGCCATATCCATTGCCCTGCACGAACTGGCACAGACCACAGGCATTGTTGTGGTGGCACTGGCACAACTCAATCGAAACCCATCCAAGCCCGGAGCAACGCCTACTAACTCCGACTTGCGAGAGAGCGGACAAATTGAACAGGACGCAGATGCAATTATCCTTCTGTCCGGCGACAACCCCGACAAGTACCTGTTCCGGCTAAGCAAGAACAAGGAAGGCGATATAGGCGACCTTCCCATAACGTTTAACAAGCAGATTCAACGGTTCCAAGAGTATACTTGGATGGATTGATAATATGAAAATTGGATTGATCGACGTAGACGGGCAAAACTTCCCGAACCTTGCATTGATGTGAATTTCAAGCTACAGTCTGAACTTGTTGTTGGAATAATTCCGCCGTTAAGTTTGAAAGGGAAAAAACATGAAATCAAAATGGGAGACTGCGCATAAAAACCTTTTTGAGGATTTGATGAAATGGCATGATAGCATTTTGCAAAGCCAAAAACGAAAAGAGGAAATCGTGAAATCTGTGAAGAATGGATATGAAAAATACGGATTGTGCGATGCTTGTCATAATAGGCTGGATGACAGATGCTTGCTAAACGGAGTGCGTGTTGGAACGGAAATTTTTAAGAAAGAAAGGCTGGAAAGGACAGAGGAATGCCTATTTTTTAATTGTTGATGATAAAATCACATGGTGTAGCAGGGCTGTCAGCCATGGCAGCCTTTTGCATATAAGCACACAGAAGCCCTATAAACGCTTTTAATGTCAGATGACAAACTTATAGACTGAACACAGAAAACAGCGCTGACGTGGCTCTACGGGGCTGTGAGTGCATTGTAGATATCTACGACTATTGCAGGAGGGAAAAATGCAGTATATGACAGCCGATACAAAGGTCAATGGGTACATAGTTTACCCTCGATTCCTCTCGACTATTGGCGTTAGCCCAACAGAGAAAATTGTTTACATTTACCTGTTCAATCGTGCAAGGTCGTCACAGAGGGCAAGCAGAAGCGGAAAGTTTGCTGACCAACTAGGGCGAGTATACATCGTGTATCCCATCAAAGACCTTGCTGCCGATACTGGATTCACAGAACGATGGGTCAAGAAGTCTCTAAAAGAGCTGGAAGAAGCCGGGTTGATCGAGCGCAAGCGTGAAGGCAAGAACAAGCCTGATAAGATATACGTCAAAGTGCCGGAAGAATCGTCAAAGAGCGAAAAGGGAGGTGAACAATCATTCACCTCTGAGGGGAACGATACTTCACCTGTGAGGGGAACAATCGTTCACCTCCTTAATATAGAAGAAAAGAAAAGAAAAAAAGTTATTAAGAAAGCGGGCGACCCGCCCGATGGGAACGCCATCACGCCGGACTTCGAGGATGTGAGCGAGTATTTTTTGGACGCTGGATGTGAAAACAGGCTTGCCAGCAGGTTCATGAACTACTATGAGGGAACAGGTTGGATGACCAAGACCGGAAAGCCTATAACAAGCTGGAAGGCCTTTGCTGATATGTGGATTGACAGAGAGCAAGAGAAGCAACAGTACAGTGAACCAGAGTTCAATCGTTTGTAAAGGTTCTTTCCCCCTACAACCCTCTATCTCCAAAGCTATACCGTTAGCCAGCAGAGCAGACCGTAGTCGAGAACTAGCGTGAGTCGAGAACTAGCGTGAGGTTCGGACTGGTGGATGGTCTGCGACTATTTCACATGGAGAATTGACTTTATTTTGTAATTGGTTGAATATGTAGAAATGTTGCATATACTATTCCTAGAAGAATGCTATGGATTAAGCTGGATACTATAGTTCGTTACTGGGAATTAAATCGAGCAGAAACAGACCGAATTGGATGGTAAGACTATTTTGGCAGAATAATCCCTAGATAGTTACTAGGATATATAAGCGTGTATTATAATAAGTACTGTTGGTATACGAATTTGGTATGGCTAGACGAGAATAAAATTGACGGGTGTGTTGACACATATTGATTTTGAAGGTGGTCTGATGACTTAGCGACTATTGCATCTTTCTTTTCTTAAAAGGCGAACGACTATTTCACATAAAAAATACAAGATTATTTAACGCTAATTAGCAAGAAAACGCTACGACTATTACTCTGCGACTATCGGCGGGCAGCTCGTTACTATACTATATATAGGACTTTCAAACAATGGTCGTCTGACGACTTTGCGACTATTCCACGACTATTTTATTGGAGAAACTACGACTATTAGCTACGACTATTCCAGAATCTGTTACGACTATTCCAGCCGGAACGCTACGACTATTGCTGACCTCTATTAGCTATCGGGCGAAAGCCCGAAAAGAGACGCAGCGGCAAGCCGCCAGTGGTTCCGCCCGCCCGCCGCGCCCTTGCTGCTGGACTGCCCCGCCGGGTGGAGTGTGCCAGGCAGACCCGGTGCCAGACCTCCAGCCGCTGCGCTGATCTCTGCACCGGATGCAAGCCGGATGCACTGACCCGCTGCCGTTGGCATGGTCTGCGCTATGATGCACCGCCGGGCATGGATCCATAACAGGGGCGCACCCTTGTACCCTTATATACCTTATTATAATAGGCGGCTGCCCTGCCCTGTATAGCGTCAGGCGTGGCGGTGGTATCTGGTATTGGAGGAGGTGCAGCGCTTGACGGTATGCCCTCCGGCACGGCGCAGGCGGTGTATAGGCGGCTTGTGTATTTGCTGTATTGTGTGTGCTGGAATGGGGCAAATCAACGGAAACGCCGCTGTAAAGCCCTGTAAACGGTTTTGGCGTTTTGGCTGTATAATTGCATGAACGGAATAAAAGCCGCTGTAAACGCTTGTTGGCAGCTCATACGTTGCCGGGCAAAAATAAAATCCCTGCACCCCCAGCAGATGCAAGGCAAAAGAAAAGCCCCGCCGGGTTGTGGCGGGGTGTGACTGTTGCGGGCAAATTAAATTTTATACTGGTCAAAAAAGTGCCTTCATTTCGTCGTCGTCGTACTTTGTCAGCTGATAATACCACTCATCATAAGATACATAGTATACGATTGCTGGAAAGTCTTTTTTCTTGTAACTTTCTAGGCTGTCGAACTTGTCAAAACAAGAAGCGGGATGTGGGCCGATATCATCACCCCGGTAAAAATACACTGCGTTGCCGATTTTGACGGCTGCCCCAGCACCACGCCTGATAAGTTGGGCAAAAATCTTTTTTTCATCGGCTGACATTTTACGGGAAAATTCGTTAAACCCTTCAATAACCTTCATTTTATACGCTCCTCCCTTGTGTGGACTTGCTGTCGCTAGTATATCATACTGCAAGCCCGATTAACAGGACTTGCAGAAAGTTTTTTGCCCTTTTTGGCTGGGGCGGGGTTGCTTTACGGTGCAGCCCCGCTAAAGTATCCGGCTAGGTTAACGTTGCTTGCGCCAAATGTTATAATTAGAGGCGGTCATAATCATATAGCCGCCGCAGACCTTGACAACAACGCAGTCACCGGGGCAAACCTTGCGTGCATAGTATCTGGTGGTATATAGTCCGGTCGTTGCGTCATATCCCTTATTACTAGTCATAATATATAGACCTCCTCACTTGCTTGCCTTAAACAAAGCACTAAAAAACCAAAAACAAAACAAGATTGCGGATAATATCACAGCTTGCACCCCCTTATACCACGCTAAAACGCTTGTAAGTGGTTTTGCTGCTGCACTCTGCGTATATATCCGGGTGCAGCGTCTTAAGTAGCTTGCTATCAAGCCGGACGCTCTGAACGTCCTTATAGATAGCCTTTGCCGTACCCTGCGCCATTTCTGGCGCGCCCTGCATCATGCAGATAATATCAGCCTTGATACTTTCGTTCATTGCTTCGAGCTCTTCCAAAAGCCGCTTGTTTTCGCGGTACTCGTTCACTTTTTCTTCGAACAACGTCATTTTTTCATACCTCCTTAGCTGTTGAGAAATGCGATCATAACCAGCGCACCGCTGACCATGCCGCCCACATACCAGATTGCAGCCCACTGGGAAAAGTCAAGAGTGATCATTGTTTTGCCCTCCTATCACATGACCTGAAACAGGGCAGACGTGCGAGCAGTGACGGCGTACAGCTTGCCGGTGGTGTTGCCCTTTACCAACACGCCGGTAACACCGTAAATACCGGTGCTGTATGCGATGGTCTCAAACCCGCATTCTGCAACGCGAATAGCGTCAATCTCCGAAAAGCTCTTTTTGGTCAAGTCGGTTGCTGCGTTGGTGGTAACATAACGGCGAATATCTTTCAATGTGGTCTTCATGGTTTTGTCCTCCTGTTTTGGTGTATTGTGGTTGTAGTCCATATTTATCTGGACTGATTATATTATATCCATATATATATGGATTGTCAATGCTTTCAGCAAAATATATCCATATAAATATGGATAAAATAAAGCGTCCGAAATTGTACACTTTGCCGGACACGTTGCGCAGGCCGTCCGGGTGCGCTGGGGGCTGGGGTCTCCACCGGCGGGGTATACCGGCAGCGCCGGGGGTGGGGGGTGGTCGCCCCCTCGCGTAGAAAAAATTCAAAAAAGGCGCTTCTTCTTTCTACCCACCCCCTCTTTTCTGCGAAAAACACCCCACCCCCTATTGTCAATCTCAAAAATTTTCCGCAAAAACAAAAAGACCCCTACAAAGGGTCTGGCTTCTGTGTTATACTTGCCTTACAAGCCTTGAAAGGGAGGAATCTACAATGGCTAAAAGTAAAATGACAACGTGCAAACACTGTGGCGCAGAGATTGCCGCAAGTGCAAAGGTCTGTCCTCACTGCGGCGGCAAGAACAAACCGCCCATCTACAAGCGCTGGTGGTTCATTGTAATCATTGTTCTGATTGTAGTGTTGTCTGCTATTGGCGGCTCTAGCGATAGCGGCAAGAAGGGCTTTGAAGAGGGCTACAAGGACGCTACATCTAACAAGACAAGTGCATCCACTGCTTCTTCTGTTACATCTGTTGTGCCTGAGATCAGCGAGGACGATTACAAAGAAGAGTGCCAGGCTGTGGATTATAAGGAACTGTGCCGCTATCCTGAAAAGTATGAAGGGGCTAAGATTGTAGTCAAAGTAAAGGTCTCGCAGATTATTGATGCAAACTTCTCTGGTAGCGAAAAAGCATGGAGAACTTACACTGACAACAGCGGATACGGCTTCTATGCCGATGACGAGTATTATATGCTGGATAAGCGTGGCGGCGATGCTGTGAAGATTCTGGACGATGATATTATCACCGTCTATGGTGAGTTCACCGGGCTTGAAAAAATCACCAGAGCATTGACCAGCACTACCGATGAACTGCCCCGCATCGAAGTCAAGTACGCAGACCTTGTGGACGAATAAGGAGTGAACGTAAAGATGAAGAAGTTTGCTTCAGCAATTCTTGTTGCCGCTTTGATTTTTACCATGCCTATCAGTGCAATTGCTGCAAAAAAGCCTGATGAATGGTCTGGCCTTATTGAACTTGAACAGACCAATGCAACGCAGTATGAACCGTTGGGCATTAAGAATCATGGGTCTTATGCGTGGCGTGATGGTAGCACGATTTATATTTCTTATGCTCTTGAAATCGAGAATACAAACAAAAATCTTGCGGCCTGGTTTCCACATATTGAAATTGCAGTCGTTGCAGAGGATGGCTCCGTAATTAAAACAGACGATGAATATTTGGACTGGGTTGCGGAAAATGATTCTTATTGGTATGCTGGATACTTTACATACGAGTATGACGGTACTATCCCTGCCGGTATCGAAATGTCTGTTTCAGCACAGGACTATAATTATCAGCCGAGTGCAGGAAAAGAAGTTTTAAGAGCAGGTGAATTGGCTGTTACCAATACTTCAAAGCGAGGTAGTGGCTATGAGACAAGATTCACCGGAAAAGTGACTAACAACAGTGCGTACAAGACAAGCGCAAAGGTCATCGTTCTGTATAAGATGAAGAATGAGAACGGAGAAGAAGTCCCTGTGTGCGGAGATATTGATTATGTCTTGGACATCCAACCGGGCGAAACGAAAAACTTTGAGATTCACCCCTATTCCGGGCTTTCCAATTATTCTTCGTGGGAAGTCGTAGCAATTCAAATGTAACACAAAAAGCCAGCGGCTAGATTCTCTCTAACCACTGGCTTTTCTTATAGGCTATTTACTTCTTCAATGCGCTGGTCACGTTCGGCATCGGCATCCAACTGTTAACGTCACGCATGACAATCTTGCCGTTGTCGCACAGGTACGGTCTCAAATCGCCGTATTCGTCTGCTTCGTAGGAGAGATAGCCACACGCAACCTCTTTGCCGTTGCAAGCGATCACTCGCCCGTTGTAGGTTTCTCCAACGTCAGGCGTTCTCCAAAGCCGCTCCATGTTTTCCAGAGTGTCACTGATGTATTCGTCAAGGCTTTCGTACTTATCGCCGTTAATCATATTCGTCCTCCTTTCACATGGGCATCTGGGTCTGGCCGTTCGTGACCTGAACCAACATAACGGAGTTTGCGCACGGTCTCCACTTCTTGATGTACTCGACAGCTTCATCGAACCGCTTCTTTGGCACGTTGTTTCGACTGTTCACGTTGAACCAGTCCTGAATGTCTCGGTTGCATTCCATGAACAGCTTCTGAGAGACGCTACGGCTTTTGTAAGCCGGGCTGTCCATGCCGCCAAGAGCGTTGATAACTACTGTGTTCACGACACGCTTCAACACGCGCTGCTGATTGTAGTCGATGGTCATAGTGTTCTCAAGAGCGGAAATGCGCTGCTCCTGCTTCATGGTGCGCTGGTCAATCACAAGGATTGCTTGCAGTTCCTTAGAAAGCCCTGCGAACTGGTTGACGGACACGTTCTTCTCAAGATCAATCAGCTTCTGGCGAATCTCCATGCCCTCTGGTGTCCGCTGAATCATCGCAATGTGCTTTGCCATGTCCAGCTTGATGATGTGGTCGATTTGAACCTGTGGCATTTTACGCCCATCTTCACGGTGAACATTTTTGTTCTCCGTGAAATAGTCCGTGCCATCGACAAACCCGTATTCCACCATACGGGGAAACCAGATGTGATAAGGGGTCTTGATTTTGAGCTTTTCGTGCAGTTCTCGACCCAGCACAACCTTTTCGCCAGTGTCGGTGTCGTACACAGGGATAACATCTTCGGAGAAGATTCGGATGGTTTCGAGATTATTATTCATAGAAATTTGACCTTTCTATCTTGCGAGAGCAGGCCATCTCTGGTATAATAACCCAAAGAGGGTCTATGCTCTCTGGATGTGTTATGATACGTTCGCTGTGGTCGCCAAACTTTAGCGAGCGTATCATTTTTCGTTTTCATTGGTAGAATCCATTGGATGCAGCGTAAAGAACGCTTCACGGAACGCAGCAGAAATGGAAACCCGGTTCTTGATGCAGTATTCCTGCAAGCTTGCAAACTGCCGCTCCGTCACGCTGATGGTAACGGTATGACCGTAACGCTCTGCGTAAGGACTACTCATACACATTCACCCCCTTTCGTTTTGCTGTGCAATAAGTGTAACCGCAAAATATTAGGATGTCAAGAAAATACACCCCATATATTGTGTTCACTAGTGCTGGCATCAAATTTTTCCGTTCTGATTGGTTGCTCCCGCTTCGTACCCTGCCCGGTAGTTCAGTTCGGACAGCTTGCCCAGCGCTTCTGCGTACTCCCTGTCCTCGCTGGTCGGCTCTTTGCCGTGTGCGAGGGTTTTCAGAAATTCTTCGGCTGTCGTGGGAAAATTCATGTTTTTTGCTCCTAACTCTTGCGGAAAGCAGCCCTTTTTGGTATAATAGATTCCGAAAAGGGAGACTGCCCCCTTGGTGGTTGCAGGTTCTCGTTTCGTGATGTGGATAAGCTATTAGCGTTGCCGTCCAAAGTTCCGCTGGTAGCTTATTTTTTTATGCCTTGATGTTCTCAACGTAGGATGCCACCCACTCGATACCCATGCGGATAACATCAACCTTTGAGATGCCCAATGCCTTTGCGCTGCTTTCCATGCTTGCAATCTGGCTCTCTGTGAGCCGGGTGCTTATCATGCGCAGCTTATCACGTTCCGAGGTTTCTGCTCGTCTTGCCAAGCCTATCACCTCGCTTTTACTGGAACAAGTATAAAGCGTGAAAATATGCTTGTCAAGACCCAAAGTTTTACGGAAATGAAGTTTGGCAGAATTACTCCTTATTATAGAAAATTTTCTACCTGATTGTGATTAACTAAGTAAACATCCTTATACTACTCTAGTATGTATAAATACATACTAGAGTATATTTATATATAATATAAGCGCAAGCAAAAAAAGTCCAGAAATATCTTGACATCCAGAAATATCTTGATATAATAGAATCAAGAAAGGATGGCGAAGAAAAATGACGGCAAGTGAAGCGATAAAGGAAATTTTGAAATTGAAGGAATTGAACCAAGCGAAGTTAAGTGATATGCTTGACATTCCGCTTAAAACCTTGAATGAACGTCTAAGGCACAAAAACATTAGTGTCAACAAGCTGGATGAAACACTAAGGGTTATGGGATACAAGATTATGGTAGTCCCTCGTGAGACAAAAGTCGAAAATGGGTTTGACATCAAGTGATGGGTGAAAAAAATGCGTTACTTCTTAGCTAGAGTGTCTAGTAAGGAGCAAAGCCTTGCAAGACAGCTTAAAATCGCACGAGATCGGTTCGACATCCCGGACGAGAATGTATTTTGTGATAAAATGACAGGTAGCAGCTTTGACCGTCCGCAGTATAAACGATTGAAAGAGACTGTCAAGGCTGGGGATGAAGTCATCGTCAAGGAATTTGACCGATTCGGGCGTGACAAAGACGAAATGAAGCGAGAACTCCAATGGTTCAAAGAAAAAGGCGTGATTGTTCGCATTCTCGACATTCCGACCACGCTTATTGACTTCCAAGACCAGACGTGGGTGCTGGAAATGGTAAACAACATCCTTATTGAGGTTTTGGGCGCAGTAGCTGAACAGGAACGCAAAAAAACAAAGCAACGTCAGGCAGAGGGCATAGCTGCCATGCCTATTGTTGATGGCAAGAGAGTGTCGGCCAGAACAGGCCGTAGCTTTGGCAGACAGGAAAAGCAAGTTGACGAGCAGCAGTTTGAAAGCCTATTAGAGCAACAGCAAAAAGGCAAAATTACCGTAAAAGAGTGCTGCAAGCAGCTTGGCATCGGGAAATCCACTTGGTATGAGCGTGTCGAAAGATACGCAAATAAAAATAGCGGCAGCCCAACCACAAGCCGCCGCTAAGAGTACACCAAACCAACCAAAACAGGAAAAAGAATGGTGCAACCACAGTATACCATTCTTTTGGAGGAACATCAATATGAGTAAGAAACAAAAGATGGATTTAACTGAAAAGCTGGAAAATATTCATGGCGGTAATTTGATTGTTCAAGATGGAACAACAAAGCTGCGTTCAATTTTTGATTTTGTGAAATATGAAGAACTGTTTGCTTTTGTTGAAGGATGCAAATTGGCAAACTCCATTCTGATTTTTGAAAATGAAGGATTGACCATTAAACCAACTGAATCAAACTTAGGACAGAATATCCAGCTTGCTATGTATGCCAGCATTTGCGAAGATAGCACGATGGTAAAGCAATATCTTGATTACATTATGAAAGTTGGTTGTGATGGCAAACGTGAGCCAACATTATACAAAGGATGATGCCGCCAAACAACTTGGTGTGACCCGCCAGACATGGTATCGGATTGCTGAACAGAACAGGTGACATTGTTCGCAACCTAGAATAAAATCGAATGAGAAAGGAGAATACATTGAAAACGATTAACGGAAAATATGCTTCTGCAAAAGTGTTCACGGACAATATTGAAGATAAGGCAACTGAGCAGATTTTGACGCTTTGCAATCAGAGCTTTGCTGACGGATGCAAAATTCGCATTATGCCAGATGTTCACGCTGGTTCTGGATGCGTCATTGGATTCACGGCAAACTTGGGCAAGAAGGTCATTCCTAATATTGTCGGTGTGGACATTGGCTGTGGAATACTTGTTGCTGAACTCGGAATTGAACATATCGACCCGGAAAAGTTGGATAAAGTAATCAGAGAACGAGTTCCGGCTGGAATGAATGTTCACGAATCGCAGAAAATGTCGGATTCTTTCCTTAGCCAGCTTGATTGCAAAGATAGCCTACATAATGTTGACTGGATTCTTCGCAGCATGGGTACTTTGGGTGGCGGCAATCATTTTATCGAGCTGGACGAAGATGAAGAAAAAAACCAGTACCTTGTTATCCATACTGGAAGCAGAAATCTCGGAAAGCAGGTTGCCGAGTACCATCAAAGCGTAGCCATTTCAAATCTTAAAGGAAAGAACAAAAGAAAAGACGCTACGGAACGTCTGATTGCAGAACTGAAAGCGCAGGGTCGTGAACATGAAATCTCACAAAAAATCAAAGAGTTGGATGTTCAGTTTCCCGATATTCCCAATGAACTTTGCTATCTTGAAGGCAAAGAACGTGATTCTTACCTTAACGATATGCGGATTTGTCAGGCTTTTGCGAGGATGAACAGAGCAAGAATTATGCACACCATTTTAGACGGCGTTGGAATCAACTCCATGCTGACCCATGCGTCCTTCTTTGAAACCGTTCATAACTATATTGATGAATCGGATGATATTATCCGAAAAGGCTCTGTATCCGCTAGAAAAGGAGAAAAGCTGATTATTCCTCTTAATATGAGAGACGGAAGCCTTATCTGTGTTGGCAAGGGCAATCCTGATTGGAATTTCTCTGCTCCGCATGGTGCTGGAAGACTATATAGCAGAACAGCGGCTAAAAAAGCATTCAGCGTTGAGGAATACCAAAAGCAGATGAACGGAATTTATACTACGTCAGCCGATGAATCCACGTTGGATGAATGCCCAATGGCTTACAAGCCAGCACAGGAGATCATCAATGCAATCTCCCCAACAGTTGATATTGTAAAACATATTAAGCCCATTTACAATTTCAAAGCTGGAGAATAAAACCGAATATTTGATTTTTGTGCAGTTGTAGGCACTCTTTACATTTTCAGGTAGGGGGTGCCTATTTTTTATGCAGACAAAACAGTGCATTGCCATTATCGACAGCATCAAAGCGTATGCAAAGCAGAATCCGACAGAAGCACAGGTTTATGAGGATTGGTTTCAGGCAGTGGTGAACGTGAGAGATGTCCTGCCGCAGGACAAGCGGTTCGATGCCTACAAATACTCTGGTGAGCTGCGCTCTGTCTGTGCAGCCATAATGGGAAAGATGAAAACAGGCGAGGACGTGGCAAAGGTCTATGACATTATCAGCCGGACGTACCTGTTTGAAGCAAAAGATGTGTTCGACAGCTATTGCATCTACCTTGAATGGAATCGTTCGCCGGAGAAGAAGTTCTATCAGCCAAGACGCAGAGTGCTGAAAGTGCTGGCAGACGACCTAGAGGACTTGTTCTATAAGCGGATAGATTTCTTGGGGGTCAGTCTTCCGGCTCGCGTAGGTAAGAGTACGCTGTGCATTTTCTTCATCACATGGCTTATGGGAAACCGCCCGGACGTTGCATCGGTCATGAGCGGACATTCTGACAAGCTGACCAACGGCTTTTACGGCGAAGTGCTGTCTATCATCACTGACCCTGTGACCTACAACTGGGGGAAAATCTTCCCTGACGTTCAGCTTGTGGATAAGAGCGCAAAGGACGAAAGCGTTGACTTGAACCGCAAAAAGCGTTTCCCTACCCTTACTTGCCGCTCCATTGGCGGTACGCTGACCGGCGCTGTTGAAATCGGCGAGGGCGGTGTTCTGTACAGTGATGACCTGATTGAGGACTTGGAGGAAAGCTTGAATGTTGAGCGCCTGAACAACAAGTACGATGCTTACTTAAACCAGCTAAAAGACCGTAAAAAGCAGGGCGCATTGGAGCTGATGGTCGGTACTCGCTGGAACGTGCTTGACCCTCTGGGGCGCATCCAGAGCCAGTACGCAGACAATCCAAAGTACAGATTTCGGGTGATTCCCGCTGTGGACGAGAACGGACACAGCAATTTCAATTATGACTACGGTGTGGGATTTGACGATGCCTACTATGCCGACATGAAAGCCAGCATTGACGATGCAACATGGTGGGCAAAGTACATGGGCAAGCCTTATGTGCGTGAAGGTCTACTGTTTCCTGCCGATGAACTGCGGTATTTCAATGGTGTTCTGCCTGACGGGGAACCTGATCGCAAGCTCATGGTCATGGACATTGCATGGGGCGGCGGTGACTTCACCGCCTGCCCTATCGCTTATGTGTACGGCGATGCCGTGTTCATCCCCGACCTTGTGTTCAATAACGGCGACAAGACCGTGACCAGACCGGAAGTCGTGGGCAAAATCATCCAGCACAAAATCAACGTGGTACGCGGCGAAGCCAACAATGGCGGCGATGAATACTGTGACGTGGTAGACAGCCAACTCCGGCAGCAGGGCTATCACTGCTCTGTCCGCAGCCAGCGTGCGCCCAGCGGTCAAAGCAAGCTGTCTAGAATCATCCAGTATGCGCCGGACATCAAACGGTTCTACTTCCTTGACGAAAAACACCAGTCGAAAGAGTACAAGGCATTCATGGAGCAAGTGACGATGTTCACGCAGCTTGGTAAAGTTCCGCACGATGATGCACCGGACAGTCTGGCACAGCTTGCCGATGAACTGTATAACGGAATCAGTAAAATTGAGCCTGTCAAGAGGCCTTTTTGATTAAAAACACAATATATTGTGTTCGCTGGGTCTATTTATTTGATTTCACCACTTGACAAGGCTTATAATGTACGCAGGAAGTTTCGCAGCTTTCTCTAAGGAATAGCCCGACGCAGCGAGGTTTTGTCAGTTTTACTCGCTTGCGCGTCAACAAGCATATTCCTCCTTTCACCGGTGGAGGTTTTCTCACTCTTTCACCTTCACCGGGCTTTATATGTTGCGTTTCCAATTGTAAGGGGAATGCCAGTCTGTCTCCCCCACGGCTGGCGAGCAACGGTTCGATTCCGTTACGCAGCACAACCAACCACCTAGCTTTGCATGGACTTATTCTCCAAAACCTCCACCGCTATTCCCGGCTCTCGATGTAATGTTTAGGCATGGCATTGCAAAGAGCAGCGGTTAACCAATCAAGCCGGGTTTTTATGCTACATTAGCTTAGTATGGTTAGAGCACTCGGCTCATATCCGAGCATACATTGGTTCAAATCCATTATGTAGCACCAAAATTGCAGCTTACCCATTTTACGTCTGTCCGACAACTGAATGTAAAGGCTGCAATGGTTTTCTTCGGGCGAAGAATAGCACGGCTGGAAGTGCGAACAGTTTCCCAGTAGCTTCTGACAGGTCTGTGCTTAACAGCCTGTTTCCAGAAATTCAACGAAAGGAGCACAGATGGTAGCAAAAGTACGATGCAAGCGCCCTCGGAAAGACGCAAACGGCAATCCGTGTGATTGCGGACGTTATCTTGGCGAAGTGGAAGGTAAGTTCTCTCTTTTGTGCCCTCTTTGCCATTGGATTACAATTGGAGATTCCAACCTTCCAAAAGATACATGGGTCTCCGTACCAAAGTTTAAAAACTGAATAGCTTTTGAAGCGCAGTTGTAAGCGCAGTGAGATAGACCTTAACAGGTTTGTCTTGCTGCGCTTTTTATTTTGCCGGAAAGGAGGAACACATGGCTGAGTATCAGATAGTTGTTGATGGTTTTTTGAATAATCCGCTGACCGGACGCAGACCGATTGAAACGCCGGAGACGGAAATCAATCAGGCGAATGTGCTGAAAGTTGTCATGGGCAAGGCGGAGCCTATTCATCTATTGAACAAGAATGAGATTCGTTTCCTGCACAACTACTACTTGGGCAGTCAGCCTGTCCTCCTCCGCACGAAAGAATACCACGCTGAAATCACTAACCGAATTGTAGAGAACCACGCCAACGAGTGCGTTGGCTTCTACACAGGTTATATGAGCGGCACGCCTTGCTCTTATGTGCGGTCTGAAACTGCAACAGGTGACGGTGAAGAAATCGCCCGCTTGTCCAACGCCTTGCAGTATGAGGGCAAGGATGCGCTTGATCGGCGGCTCTGGCAGTGGATGTTGGAGTGCGGACAGGGATACCGCATTGTTCTCCCCGACAAGGGGTACAACGGCAACTACCCGGACGAAACGCCCCTGCTGGTGGATGTTCCCGACCCCGACATGGCGTATGTGATTTACAACTCCGGCATCGGACACAAGCCCATCGCCAACGTGCTGCACATCCCGCGCAATTATCAGAACGACCTGAACGACCTGATTTGCGTGTACACGCAAAACCAGTACTTTGAAATCGACAACGGAAAGGTCACAAAATCGGAGAACCATTCTCTGGGAATGCTGCCGATGGTCGAATATAAGCTGAACCCGGAGCGTATGGGTCTGTTTGAACCGGCTATTCCTGTTCTGGATGCCATCAACGACCTAGAAAGCAACCGTCTGGACGGTGTAGCGCAGTTCATCCAGTCAATCATGGTGTTTACCAACTGCCTTGTTGACGAGGATGCGCTCAACAAGGTTAAGGAATTGGGCGCAATGTGCCTGAAATCCACTTCTGGTTTGCCCGCATCTGTTTCGCAGATTGCAAACGAGCTTGACCAGCAGCAGAGCCAGACCCTGCTTGATTCCATGTTGAACGTGTACCGTAGCCTGACTGCCATGCCTAGTGCTACCGGCAGTGAGAACGCAACGTCTGACAACGTGGGCGCAGTTATCGTCCGCAACGGCTGGAATCACACAGAAGCAAGAGCACAGCAGTACGAGAATATGTTCAAGTTCTCGGAACGCCAAAGCCTGTCTGTGATGCTGAAAATCCTGCGTGACACGGCTGGTTCTAAGCTGATGGCAAGCGACATCAACATCAAGCTGCCCCGCCGTCAGTACGATAACCAGCAGAGCAAGGTTCAGATTTTCGCACAGATGCTCAGTCAGAGCATTGACCCGCAGTTGGCGTTTACTACGCCCGGTCTGTTCCCTGACCCGCAGGCTGCTTACGAAATGAGCAAGCCCTTCCTGATTGCCGCCGGAAAGCTAGGCAAGGATGGGAAAGCACCGAAGCCGCAGGAACAGCCCACAGACCATATTGTTGACACCAACAAAATGGTCGGCAATCAGGCTGATGGAAAGGAAAGCAACAATGTATAAGGGCAGAGCACTTTCAAGAGCAGAGATGGCTTTATTTCAGCATATTTACGATTCACTTTCATATGCAGAGAAGCTGATTTTGCAAATTGAGCCGAATCGGGAAAGAAGCATTGCGCTTACTCACCTTGAAGAAGCCGCTCTTTATGCCAATGTAGCGATTGCTCAAACAGAGCCGAAAGAACCTTCTAAAGAACAGCTTGAACTTTTCAAAAAGATTCTAAGCAAAATCGACAATGAAACAGAGGGCGAATAACCCTTTGCTATAAACACGGCAGGGAAGCCGGGATACAAATTTCGCAGCGTTGCAGGGAAGCAACGGTAAAAAAACGCAGGAGGAAATTAACGATATGAAACTCAATGTGTTGCTTGGTGATGCCTACAAAGATGGCATGACCGCCGATGAAATCATTTCTGCGCTGGAAAAGGTTGCAGACCCTAACGCAGAGATTGAGAAACTGCGCAACGCCGTGACGAAAGCCAACGGCGAAGCCGCCGAGTACAAGAAGCAGCTCAAAGCAAAGCGTACCGATGACGAGAACGCCGCACAGGAACAGGCTGACAAGCTGGCAGAGATGCAGAAACAGATTGAAGCCCTGACTGCCGACAAGGAAAACCTCGTCAAGGAAAAAACCCTTGCATCTTACCGTGAAAAGTTCGTTGCGCAGGGTTATGACGCTGAACTGGCTGGAAAGGCTGCATCTGCACTGGCTGACGGCGACATGGACAAGGTGTTTAAGTTCCAGTCGGAGTTTATGACCGCCCACGACACCGCATACAAGGCTTCTCTGCTGAATGATATGCCCACGCCTCCGGGTGCGGATGGCAATGGTAACAGCGCAGATAGCGCAGGTGTTGCCTTTGCTAAACGCTTCGCACAGGAGCGTGCAGACGCAAACAAGGCATCGAGTGACGCAATGACTGCTTTCCATTAAGGAGGAAAACATGAAGTACACCAATACTCCGGTATCGGCTCCTGAAAGCACTATTCTGGCTGCTGATACCTACGTTGCCATTCCCTTTACTGTCAAGGAAACCAATGCCGTTTCGGCTGGTTATCCCATGGCAAAGACTGGTCTGAAAGCTGCTGCCACTACTGGCACTAGCGCTGCTGACGCAGCTACCGATGCCATTGGCATTCTGCTGCACACCGTTGACCCTGCCGTCAACCCCAATGGCGCACTGCTAATTCAGGGCGTTATTGATGTGGACAAGGCAAAGCTGTCCGGCTTTACCTATTCTGCAAACGATATTGCCGCTCTGAAAAAGGCTGTTCCCGCCGTTTTCTGCCGTACTGATGTTGGCGCAAAGAGCGAGTAAGGAGGACTAAATTATGGCACTGAATCTGAACGAAATTTTCTCCCCTGCTGCGATTGCCGCCTATTGGACGAACGACCCGACCAATGCGCAGCCCTATGCTTCCGATGCTCTGTTCCCTGCTCGGAAGAAGGTCAGCATGGAACTGAAGTGGCTGCGTGGCCACAAGGGCGTTGGCGTTTCGCTGAAGCCTAGCGTTTTCGATACCAAGGCTACGTTCCGTACTCGTCAGGGCATCAAAATGACCGAGACCAATATGCCGTTCTTCCGTGAGGGCACTCACATTGACGAGGAAGACCGCCGCAAGATTATCTCTGTTCTGGCTACTAATCAGGAGTTTGCGGCAGACGTTATCAATCGTGTCTACGATGATACCGCACAGCTTATTACCGGTGCTCGCATTGTGCCTGAGCGAATGGTGTGGCAGCTTCTGGCTCCTAAGACTGGCAAGCCCGGCATCTCTATTGAGTCCAACGGCGTGAGTTACGTCTACGATTATGACCCGGACGGCACTTGGCAGCAGTCCAATTACAAGGCTTTGACCACTAAGGAGAAGTGGGACGCTCCTACCACTGCAACCCCCATCGCCACGATGACCACTGCCGCAAACACCGTGCTGGCAAACACTGGTGAGATTATCACCGATGCCTACATGAACACCAACACTTTCCACAAGATGATTGCTGCGGATGAAATCAAGAACCGGTTCCTGACGGTTATGAAAACCGCCACCGCCGTTCTTGTCGATTCCGAGGCACGTTCTGTTGTCGAAAGCGCATCTGGCATCCGCATTCATCTGTACGACAAGATGTACAAGCCGGAGGAAACCGCAGCTGCTGAGAAGTATCTGCCTGATGGCTATGTCGTGCTGGCTCCTTCTGGCTCTCTGGGCAATATGTACTATGTTGCCACCCCTGAGGAAGCCGACCTGATGGCTGGCATCTCCAACGCACAGGTTTCCGTTGTGAATACTGGCGTTGCTGTTACCACTGAGCAGACTGTGCATCCTGTCAACACCAACATCTACGTTTCTGAAATCGTCCTGCCGTCCTTTGAGCGCATGGACGCTGTGTACTGCATCAAGGCTTACTAAGGCGAAAGGAGGAAAGCAGCATGGGAGACCAGTATTCCGAAGCGGCAGTCAAGCTGGGGCAGTACATTGCCCCAGCACTTGACCGTGAAATCACGGACGAGGACTACCCACTCTTCGACCTGCTGCTTGATTTCGCCAAAGACAAGATATTTGCACAGGGCTACCCCTTCGGCAACAAACCGGACGAGTTACCCTTGCAGTATCAGTCGTTGCAGATACGCATTGCAGCGGAACTGTACAACCACATCGGCGCAAACGGACAGACGAGCTATACCAATAATGGCATTACTCGTGTGTGGGAATCGTCCGATGTAGCGCAGTCCCTGCTGAACGAAGTAGTTCCGAGAGTAGGTGTTATCGGCTGATGTTCAATGGAAGCCCTCTGGACAAGCGCCCGCTTTGGTATTCAAACCCTATCGGCGAGAAAACGCCTGTTGTGGACGAGTGGGGAAATGAGACTGGCGAATCCGCATACGAATCGTGGAGCGACCCCGCAAAGCTGATGCTGAATGTCAGCCCGCCTACTGGTTCTGCGGAAGCAAACCCTTTTGGAGCGTTCACGGATTACAGCTACGTTGTCAGTTCGTCGAGCAAAAAGCGCAACACACCGCTTTACGAAGGTACACACGTCTGGTTTCAAACGGACGTTTCAAAGCCCTTCAATTACACTGTGGTCAAGGTCGCAGAGCATATTACAGACACGCTGTATGCGCTGAAAGAGGTGGCTGCAAGTGAAAATTAAAGTGAGGCTGAGCGATGCCGGACTTCGTGATGCGGAACGTCAGATACAGGAGTACAAGACCACACTGAACAAAAAGGCTAGAGCGTTTGCTTTTCGTCTTTCTTGGTTGGGGCTTGAAGTCGCAAAGGTGCGTTTCGCTAACGCAGAATACGCTGGCTCAAATGACGTGAAATGCCACATCAACCAAAAAGACAAGACTTGTACCATCGTCGCAGAAGGCAATGCGGTTGCCTTTATCGAGTTTGGCACTGGCATACATCACAACGGATATGGCGGTGAACTGCCGCCCGGTGTTGGCGCGCATGGCTCTTACGGTAAAGGGCAAGGCGCAAACCGCAGATGGTACTACTACGGAGAAGCCGGCAATTCTGGAACGCCTGTCAAACAGGTGGATGGCAAAGGCCAGTTGAATTACACCGATGGTAACGAACCGGCTATGGCTATGTGGGGAGCTGTTGAGGAAATGGCTTCTCAGGTAGAAGCAACGTGGAGGGAGGTCTGGAATAGTTGATTGATTATTTCAATTCCATCTTCACGGCTGTTGCGACCGAACTTCGGAAACAGGTTCCCGGCATCTTTGTCACTGGTGAAATCAATGACAGCAACGTCAAGAAGTTTCCATGTGTGCAGATAGAGGAAAACAGCAATCTCCCGGTTCATCGTGATTCTGCCAGCCGAAGCAAGTACGCCGCCGTTTCCTTGCGTGTGCGTGTCTACTCTAACAAAACCAGCGGACGCATTGCAGAAGCTCGTTCCATCGTTGGAATCGTGGATTCTGTATTGGAACCGCTCAATTTTTATCGCAAATCGTTTGCCCCATTGAATGGGCTGTACAACAATTCCGTCTATCGGATTGATTGCAGCTACGGGGCAACAATCGGAGAGGACGGAATGATTTACCGAAACTAAGGAGGTAAACATTCTATGAGTACTGCTATCTCCGGTCTGAATACCACCCTGTATTGTGGTGCTACCGAGTCTGCATTGACGAAGTTGTGTGACATCAAGGATGTCCCGGATATGATTTCCGATCCGAACCTTCTGGATGCCACCACCCTGTCTGATCCGATGCAGAAGCAGATTTTTGGTATTAACCAGTCCGATATTAAGGCGTTTACCGCAAACTACAACAAGGAAGATTACGAATCGGTTCAGAAAGCTGGCTACGATGAATCTGCCGAAGAGAACCCCGACAAGTACTATGCAATTAAGATGCAGGACGGCTCCGGCTTCACTTGGCAGGGTATGCATCAGGTTGGTCTGTCCGGCTTTGGCGTGGATGAGGTTGTGGAAATGACCATCAACTGCATTTTCCACACCAAGCCGAAGTTCGTTAAGGCGCTGACCATCAATGGCGGCTAAACCGCAAAAATCGAATCAATCAAACCGGGCAGAACTGAACAACAGATTTGGTTCTGCCCCTATTTATAAAGGAGAACATTTATTATGGCTGCAAAGGTTATCAATTTTCATTCCCCCGATGGCAAGAACACTTACGAGCTGACTTTCACCCGCGAGAGCGCAGAAGCTACGGAGCGCAACGGCTTCCAGATTTACGAGTTCTCTAACGGCATTAACCCCATCAAGAACACTTCCGCTCTGTTCTACGGCGCGTTCATCGCCCGCAACAAGAACATCAAGCGCAAGCTGGTCAATGATATGCTTGCGCACATCGAGGACAAGGAAGGTCTGATGGCTGCCCTGATGGAGATGTACGCAGATTCCATCAAGGCTCTGGTCGCCACCGATGAAGAGGACAAGACCGCAAAAAACGCAACGTGGGAGATTGTGTAACCTCACAGTCTCAGGAATCGGACAGCAATACAGAGCCATTCTCTGTGTCTAAGCTGTTCCACGATGTAGAAGCCTATTACATTTCCATTGGCATGACCTATGACCAATTCTGGCGTGATGATGTCTGGCTGGCAAAGGTCTACCGAGACGCGGAAGAACTACGCGCCCGCAGAGCCAATGTTGAAGCGTGGAGAAATGGCTTCTACACGGCATCTGCACTTTCCTCTACGGTTGGCAATATGTTTCGCAAGAAAGGGTCTAGCCCCATCAAGTACATGGATAGACCGATTCCTCTTACCCAGAAAGAGCAGGACGAGTACGAATACCAACGCGCACTGGAAGCGCAAGAACGCATCAAGAGAGCGATGTTCTCTATGATGAATCAGAAGGACGGTGGTAGTGATGGCTGATGTTGATATTACAAGCTTATCCGTAGAAATCTCTGCGGAATCGCAAGGCGCAGAGCTTAACATCGACAAGCTCACTACCGCCATTTCTAATTTGCGGACGAAGGGCAGTGTTGGCAAGGTCTGTACAAGCCTTGATAAGCTGTCTAGTTCCATTTCCTCGCTGAAACAAGCGTCTGCCGGAATTTCCGGTCTGGATAAGGTTACAAACTTCCTGAATGGTATCTCTTCTGTCAACACGACCGCTGGCGTAAAGGGCGTTAACTCTGTTGTAAATGCCATCAAGAAGATTCCTAATGCGGTGTCCGCTCTGAACGGCGTGGACTTCTACTCCATGTCCGGTAGCATCACGCAGCTGACAAATGCTCTTGCACCCCTGTCCATTTTAGACATTTCCGGCTTGAAATCGCTTGGCAGCGCGTTCAAGGCAATTGGCACTGTGCCAGACCTTACCGACAAGCTAAAAGCCGCTGACCTTGATTCTTTTGCAAGTTCTTGTCAGAAGATATCTACTGCTCTTACTCCCCTTGCGTCTCAACTTGACAAGGTGGGAAACGCCTTTGCAAAGCTACCGCCGCAGTTGAGCAAAGTGGTCACGCAGGCAAACCGTGTTACGGCTGCAAACGAACGGCAGAAAAAAAGCTACATGAGCCTTTCCAGCCAGCTGAACGGCTTCATGCGTTCTGCCGCAAAGCTGGTCTCGCTGAAAGCCATTGCAACCTATCTTGGCAACGCAGCGGAGAAGTTCAACAGCTACTATGAAGCCGCAAACCTGTTTGGCGTATCCATGAAGGGTCTGACTGGTGAAGCAAGCACGTTCATCAACAAGATGGAGACACTGCTTGGCATTGACCCCACAGAAGCCATGAACAACATGGCAACGATTCAAGGGCTGACCACCTCGTTTGGCATGGCAAGCGATAAGGCGTATGTGCTTTCGAAAAACCTGACCCAGCTTGGCTATGACCTCGCTTCTTTGAAGAATATCCCTGTTGCGGAATCTTTCACGAAGATTCAGGCGGCTATCTCTGGTGAGCTAGAACCTATTCGCCGTCTGGGTGTCGATATTTCTAACGCGCGGTTGCAGCAGGAACTGCTCAATCTTGGCTATTCGCAGAGCGTTTCTACCCTGTCTCAGGCTGATAAGGCTGTTCTTCGGTACATCGCCATTATGAAGCAGACAACCGATGCACAGGGAGACTTCGCCCGCACTCTGTCCAGCCCTGCCAATATGATTCGCATTTTGCAGGCACAGCTGAACAGTCTGGCTCGCGCCGTTGGTTCTTTGCTCTACCCCGCCCTGAAATCTATCCTCCCGCCGCTGATCGCAGCCGTTGAACTGGTCAAAGAGCTTGTGACCGGCATCGCATCGTTAATGGGTGTCAAGGTGGAGTTCCCGGACTTTAGTAGCGCAAGCGATGCCGTTGGTGGTGTGACGGACGCAATGGATAACACCACCAAAGCGACCGGCAAGGCTGCAAAAGCGTTCAAAAACTACATCATGGGCTTTGACGAACTGAACATTATCCAGAAGGACAATGGCTCTTCTGGTGGTTCCGGCTCTGGTGCTGGCGCTGCTGGCAACCTCTTAGGCGATGTTGACTTGTCCGGCTACGATATGTTCAAGAACTATGTCGGTTCTTCCGTTGATGAAATTAAGGCAAAACTTGAAAAGCTGCTTCCGCTTGTTTCTGGAATTGCAGCCGGTTTTGCAACATGGGCAATTAGCAATGCCGTTCTTACTGCTCTTGAAAAAATCAAAGGTGAAGGTTCTTTGATTGAAGCAGTCTTGAAGCTTTGGAAAAACCCAATAATGGCAGCTGCGGTTGCCGTTGGCATTATCGTTGCCAGATTTGTAAGCCTTTATCAGAATAGTGAGAAATTCCGAAAAGGTCTTGAACGTGTAAGGGCGCTTGTCTACCTCGCAGCGGAAGGGTTTAAACAGGGCTGGAACATATCGCTTACCGATGGGAAACTCGGAGAATCCATTGAATACCTGAAAGAATCTCTTTTCAATCTTGGCCAATCTATCCTGAATTTGCTCCCTGAAAGCTGGCAGGAAGGAATCACTTCCGCGTTCGATTCCATTTCAAAAGTTGTGAAAAAGCTCGACCTTGACGTTTGGGATTTAGTTACAACGCTTGCTGGTATCGGACTTATCGTATCCGGTCATCCTGTTGCGGGTCTTGCGGTTATAGGCTTTGAAGCTATTTCCGTAGCCGTTCGCGGGCTTGGAAGTGAAAATCAGAAAACTGCCTTTGGAATGGAAACCGACTGGTTCAATTCCTTCAAGTCTATTGGCGAAAGCGTTGCAAACTTTGCGGCTGCTGCCGTTACCGCGATTGGGAACATCATTAACGATATTGCAATTTTTGTTGGTTGGATTAAAAACGGAGTTTCCGAGACAGACCGTCTGGATTTGCAGATGAACGGCAACTTCATCGAAAATTTTGTAATGGGCATCGCTCAAACAATCCATAACATCGGCGTATTCGTTGGATGGATTGTAAAGGGTGTTGATGAATCCGACCGGCTTGCAATTGCGGCGAACGGCAACTTTGCGGAAAAGTTCATCCTTCTGATTGAAGACGTTATAAACGGAATCAAAGAAGCCGTGAAGTGGTTCGGAACCTTGATTGAAAAAATCTCGAAGTTCAATCCTGTTAGCGTTGGCAAAAACATCATAGATGGCATCGCAAAAGGCATCGTTGGCAAAAAGAGCGTTGCGGATGATGCTGTCAAGGCTGTAACGGACGGAATCAAAGAAAAAGCACAGACTGAACTTGAAATCCACTCCCCTTCCAAAGTCTTTAAGGGCTTTGGAAGGTATATTGTAGAAGGTCTCGCCAACGGTATCTCCGCTGCCAAAGACCTTGCGGTAAACGCTATCCAGTCCGTGTCTGACGCGGAAAAGACCATCGGTTCTCAGTTGGCAGACGACAACTACGGTTTGCGCGGTGGTTCTATCAATCTTTCCATTGACGCGAGCGGTAAATCCATGATGGAAACCGCAAATGCGTTGAAACGTTCTGTGCGCACAACCAATGATAGCTTTGGCGGTTGGTTTAAGAAGATGAAAATCGACTTGAGCGATTTTACAGAGGGCATCAACGCGGTGTCTAAGGCTGGCAAGAATATCTCGGATGGGTTCAAATCCTCCATTGGCGCGCTTTCCGCTGCATCGAAGTCCATTGTCAGCACGCACGATGGCTTCAAGAGCGCAATCTCTGATATCAAGTCCTTTGTAAAGAATAGCGTTGCAGAGATTGAAAACGAGTACCAGTACAACGGCTTCTTCGGCGCTGCCGGTCTTGCCATCCAAAAGGCGTTTGAGGGCGTGTATCTTGTTTTTAACAAGGTTTCTACTGCTATCAAGAACGTGTCCGACACCATTGACAGCGTGAAAAACGTCATTACCACCTTTAATAACCTGAAAACCAAAGTCGGCGAGGTCATTGACCAAGTTCCGCTGCTGAAAGACGCATACGGAAGTCTGAAATCCTTCTTCTCTACGCTGTTCAGCAAAGACGGCGGCATCGGAAAAATCGTTTCTGATGGATTCGATTTTATCAAAACGCAGGCAAATGGCGTTATCTCTTGGATAAAAAACAAGTTTTCCGGTTCCAGTTCTTCTGGAAATAAGGCGAACTCTTTGCCGGGCGTTGGAACACTTGGAGCTACCAAACTTCCCGCCGGAACAGGCGCTCTCGGTCTGGGCGCGGGTGTAGGGCTTGGTCTTTCTGGTGGCATCCAGTGGTGGAAAGATATGATAGGCACTTGGAAGGATTCTGACAAGTCCACCGGTACAAAGTTTTTTGAAACCATAAAACATACTATGTGGGACTTGTCCCCGCTTGGCGCTCTTGTCAATATCGGCAAGAAGATTTTCGGATTCGCTAACGGCGGTTTCCCGGATGCCGGGCAGCTGTTCATCGCCCGCGAAGCCGGTGCAGAGATGGTCGGTTCTCTGGGCGGCCACACCGCAGTTGCCAATAACGATCAAATCGTTGAGGGCATCCGCGAAGGTGTTGAAGCTGCAATGGAGCGCCAGAACCAGCTTCTGCGCCGACAGAACGAGCTGTTGCAGGCTCTGCTTGAAAAGGAAGGGAGCACAGAGGTCAACGTGTCCAGCTTCTATCAGGCGGTGAACAGAACCAATCAGCGCAACGGCAAAACAATTATCCCAGTAGGTACTTAAAGGAGGGGCATTTATGGAACTTGACCAGTACAATCCGATTCGGAGCGTGGATGGGCAGTATCTTAAATGCCCCTCTTCTTATCAGTGGCGGTTACAGGACATTTCAGCATCCGATGCCGGACGCACAGAGGATAACAAGATGGACAAGAAACGTCTTGGACAGTGCGTCAAGCTGGAGCTGGAATGGAAGTACACTACGATAAAAGAAGCCGCTGCTATCCTGAAAGCATTCAACCCGGAGTACATCAACGTCACCTATCTTGACGCAATGGCTGGCGATTGGAAAACCAGCGAGTTCTACGTTGGCGACCGCGCTGTCCCGATGTACAATTCGCGGATGAATCGCTGGGAAGGGATATCCTTTAACATCATAGAAAGGGCTGCACACTGATGGTCAATGTATCGCAAGATATCATAAAATCCTTCAACGAGGGCAATCAACAGACTGCTCTTATTGAGGTTACCGCTGGCGGCAAGACGTTCACCATCACCGATGCGGATATTATTCAGGGCGGTTTGAAAATTGACCGGTACTGCGTGACCAACAGTAAAATCGAGGTCGGGTCTGCGGTTGCGTCCGAACTGTCCTTAAAACTGCGGAACTACGATGGCAAGTTCAACGATGTTTCCTTTGAGGGAGCTGTCCTGAACGTTAAAATTGGCATCAAACTGTCTAGTGTCCTTGATGGCGCAACGCTTGGCAAAGGTGTTCTTGGGCGCATGATTCTTGGCTCTGCGTCCTCCGATCAAGACGTTGCATACGTCCCCTGCGGTCTGTTCATCGTGGACACGCCGCCCCGCAAGCTGAGCACAATAAGCATCTCCGCACTGGATTACATGGTCTTGTTTGACCGTGAAGTGAACGCTTCCGCACTCTCCTTCCCTATCCATGTTGATGCACTTATCCAGAAAATCTGTTCTATCTGCAATGTCACGCTTGCAACGGACGTTTCGGTTCTGCCAAACCACTATTTCAGCATCGGCGGTCTGCCGGATACCAATCAGAAGCTGACCTACCGGCAGCTCTTGCAATGGTGTGCACAGCTTACCGGCACTTGCGCGTTCATGGATGGCAGCGGAAGGCTTGTGCTGAAATGGTACGAACAGACAGGTGTGACCATCACCGCAAGTGAGCGCTATTCCAGCGATATGTTGGAGAATAATATAGCCATTACCGGTTTCACCTGTGACGATGGCAAGGGGAACACATACTTGTCCGGCACAGCAGATTACACGCTTGACTTAAGTGACTGCGGTTTCCTGACAAACGCTTATGAGGGTGTTTTGAAGGAGCTGCAAGCTGCACGCGGTGGGTTTGCCTACCGCCCATACAGCGCTACTATCAAATCTGCACCGTATTTGTTCCCGCTTGACATGATACGCTACAAGGACAAAGACGGCGTTGTGCATGATACCATTGTTACCAACGTCACGCTTGCCTTGAACTGCAACACAGCGATTTCCGGCGCGGGCGAGACTGTCACAAGCTCTTCTTATGCGCAGTCCACAAGCGGTGTCACAAGCCAACAGGCGGCAACTGACAGGGCAAACCTTGAAAAAATAAACCAGACTACCACGCAGACGAACCAGACCAAAAACGACTTGGTACAGTTCAGGACGCAATATTCTTCTGATTTTGAAAAGACGCAAGCTGCCATTGAATCCCGCGTTACGAAAGAAACGTACCAGACTGGTATGGATGGCGTTTCTACGCGCATCGGTGCGGCAGAAACAAAGATTTCTCAAAACGCTAATGCTATTACTCTGCGCGCAACAAAAGAAGAGCTTTATAGCATGATAACGTTTACTCCTGAAAATGGGCTGGTTATCACTCGTAGTAACTGGGAAGGCAAAGTTCAAATCACCGGTCAAAACGTACAAGTCGTTCGCGGAAACAATAAAGTTATTATAAACGACAATGGCATAGACATAACGGATGGCTATGGAAGCGTTTCTATATACAGCGGCGGCATATCTTTTCACGGAATTCGCAACAGTAAGATTTTTGAATGGCCTTACCAAAAAGATTCTTTTGGAAACCCAATAGGAGAATTCACTGCGCAAACTACAAAAATTGACCTTTCGTCCTACTCGTCTGTAATGCTGGTCTATGACACGCATAAAAAAGGAACATGGCTTGCAGATGGCGGCAGTGCTGGTAGACTTACCATTGTTCTTCCTGTTAACGGTCAAACATACTCTTATGCTTATCCGTGGAATACGGTACACTGGCGAGAGGTAACAGTATCATATAATGGTATCACTTTTGGAAGCGGAAATGAGAGAACGTCCGACTATAAAAATAACATTATAACTGGCGTGATACATTTGGAAGTTCCTATTGCTGATGGTGTTACGAAAAACGATGAGGTTTGCCGTCCGTTGGAACTATACGGTTTTATGTGAGGTAGATATCATGGAACATTTCAAATTCAAATGTAAAGTCAACTCGGATGGTCGATTGTATGGCGGCGGGTGGTGCCACGAAAGCGTTATTCCAAACCCGCTGCCGCCTGATGAGATTTTGTTTGATGACCTGTCAGGCATGACAGAAGGGTTTTATACAGACTATTTGTGGGATGGAGCCAACCTGATATACAGCCCCGTGCCAAAAGTCGAGGAGCCTGTTAATACCGAAACAGAAACGGTTTTTACGCAAACCAATGAAAATGAAGAGGAGGTAACTTATAAATGAGCTATCAAAAGCAGAACTTTGCAAACGGCGAAGTGCTTACCGCTTCGCAGCTGAACCACATTGAGGATGGCATTGCAGATGTTGAATCTGCCGCCAACGCAACAAAAACCGTTGTCGATAACATCATCGACCCCACCCTCTCCCTCTCCGGCAAGGCGGCGGATGCAAAGGCGGCTGGTGACGCGGTTAGTCAGCTAAAGGAAGACTTAGATAATAAGCAACATCTTATTCCATATAAAGATTTAAACAAAATTAAGGAAAATAAAAAGGCTGGAATTGCAATACTCCATGAAAATAAACCAATCAATGTAGTAGTGGACGGATATGCAAAAAATATATACGGTCGCAATAGGTTTAATCTTTCAGATGCAGTACTTTCATTATCAAACTATACTAACGCACATGAAATCATAAAACAAAATGGAGGTTTTGAAATTATTTGCAACGTTACATCAGCGACATCAAATACATACGCAATTTGCACATATATCGCTGAATTTAATGGTCATATAGTTGTTTCTTGCGATGCAGATTGCACAGGAAACGTTGCAGATCTATTGTTTAAAATAAAAAAAGGCGATACTGCCATAGTGGATTCTTGTGCAGGCCGTGGACACTATACGCTTGGAGTCGATGTAAAAAAAGATGATTTAATCACATTGTTATTCTATACGTCAAATAAAAATCCAAACAAGAACACACTATATTATCATAATATAATGATTGCGTATGATGGATTTTATAATTATTGTGATTATGTACCAAACATTAGACGAAAATATATAGCAAAAACTTTTATATTACCAAACGATGCTAGCCTAATGACAAATCATTCAGTAAAAACCGGTGGATTTTATGTGACAATAAATAATCGCATCAATGATATGCGTAATTATCCAGAAAGCACCTATATAATTCCTGATGTCACTGTCGATGGTGCAACGCTTTGTCAAATATCAAACACGAGTACAACTGCCGGATTAATATCAAAAACGTCAGGAGTATGGGTTGGCATAAATCCGTCAGGAATTGTATATCTGAATATTGATACTCTTGGGCGCTATGACATTGCGAAGTATTTGCAAACACACCAGATTACGATTACATATGAGACAGGAGAATTGGAAAAAACAAATCCTGAGATAGATAATCATACTTATCAAGAGGGAGAGATTATTGAACTAGACAGTGACGCATCTGTAACGTATGAGTTTACGCCCGAAATCAAAAAGAAAAAACTCGTTTGCTTTGGTGATAGCATTACGGGAATGTTTGAAAGTGATTCTAGCTATCCTGATATGATATCGCGTATGTCGAATATCGATGCTATTAACGTCGGATTTGCTGGATGTTGTATGGCTGACCACAAAACTGATAAATATGTACCATTTTGTATGAATAGGCTTGCAGATGCGATTACATCCGGCGATTACTCTACGCAGGATGCTCAAGCAGAAAGCATAGGTGGCTATTATCCGCTCCATGTGTCAAGGCTAAAAGAAATCGACTGGCAATCTGTTGACTATATTAGCATATTCTACGGAACAAATGATTGGGGTATGAATAAAATCATGCTCAGCGGCAAAGAAACAGATAAGTCGATTTGTACACAAGATGCGCTTAAATATACTATTGAGACAATATTGAAAATTTACCCTTGGATTAAAATAGTTGTCATTGCACCATACTGGCGCTCAAAATCAGCTGATTTTGATAGCAATAAAGATGCAAACGATAATGGAGATTATTTGTATCAATTTAGCGATATGATTGTATCGACCGCAGAAGAGTACAACTTGCCATCTATCAATCTATATCGTAACCTTGGTGCAAATGTGTATACAAATCGCTATTTTACAAAAGACGGAACACATCCTACTGAGATGTGCAAAAAAATAATTGCAAAGAGAATCATTGAGTGTATTGAGCGTTATTAAACCAAAGAGCATTTTATTTGACTATTCACCAACATAAAAAGAAAGGACTGATATCATGCTCCCTATTATGGACGTTTCCCGCTGGCAGGGTAGCATCGACTGGGACAAGGTCAAGGCAAGCGGCCTTGTCTCCGGCGTGATGCTGCGGGCACTGGGCAACAGCGCGAAAGACGCGCCCAGCAAACCCTACATTGACCCTACCTTTGAGCGCAACTACCGCGAGTGTCAGCGGTTGGGCATCCCCTGCGGCGTGTACTATTACTGCAAGGCGGTCAACAGGGCAGAAGCGGACGCAGAGCTTGCTCTGCTGCGCAAGGTGCTGACCGGCAAAACGGTGCAGCTGCCTGTTGCCGTGGACATTGAAGACACCTATGTACAGGCACCGCTTGATAAGCAGACCCTGACGGACATTGCGGCGCACGCTCTGGCTGCCATCGAGCAGATGGGCTTTTACGCCATGCTGTACACCGGTCTGTATTTTGGGCAGACGAACCTGTACATGGGCGGCGCGGCGCTGAAAAAGTACGATGTGTGGCTGGCAGCCTACCGCAGTAAAAAGCCTGCGCCGGAATGGAGCTTTGGGATGTGGCAGTACACCAGCAAGGGCAAGATTCCGGGCGTGTCCGGTGGCGTGGACTTGTCCCACGCGTACAAGGACTACGCAAAAATTATTGCAAAGAAGGGGCTTGACCGGCTCCGGGAGGAAGCATGAGCGAAGCAATCATTGTAGCGCTTATTACCGGCGGTCTGAGCCTGATCGGCGCGATCGTCTCCAACAACCGCACCGCACAGAGCATGGACGCCAAGCTGGACAAGCAGCAGGCTGTGACCGAAACCAAGCTGGAAGAGCTGACCCGCGAAGTCCGGGAGCACAACAACTTCGCCAAGCGCGTACCAGTGTTGGAAGAGCAGATCAAGGTGGCAAACCACCGCATCGAAGATCTCGAAAAAGAGAGAGGAGAGTAACACATGGAAACCATCCTTAACACCATTCTCACCCCACTGCCCGCGTGGCTGGCGCTTGCGCTCATCGTTGTGGGCGCTGTGTCGCTTGTGCTGGGGCTTATCCGTCTGGGCTACGGCGCAGCGGTAAAGACGCTGGTGCTTGACCTCATCGACCAAGCAGAGCGGGAGATTCAGGGCACCAAGCGCGGCGCAGAGCGCAAGGCGTGGTGCGTAAGGATGCTGCGCACCTACCTGAACAACAGCC